GAGTGTGTACTCGACAAGGCTTGCGCCACAGGCTTTTCGTGGAGCGAAACGCAAAGCAAGTGCGTAGAAGACAAGGGAGCTTGTGGAACAGGCTACACGCGCAACGCCGTCACGGGCGACTGCGATAAGGATGATGCTTGTGGCGCAGGTAAAGTCTGGGACCCCATTGCGCTGGCGTGCGTCACAGACACAACCTGCTCCACAGGCAAGCATTACGATGCGGTTTTTGGTGGGTGTATAGACGATATAGTTGAGACTACCTGCCAACCGGGAATGCTATGGGACGACACTACTAAACAGTGCGTGGCTATTTTCCCCGGAGTGGATACCGACACCGGCACAGGTAAAGACAGCGCCACGGGAGTAGTGGTATACCAGCCACTGGACGACAATACAGACACCTATCCGGGGCCAGTTACAACCACCGTTGATGGAGTTACTACCACTACCACCACCCCTGCTCTTGACGCAGCATTTAGAAAAACGCCTGCACGGACCGCAGTTACTGAAGACGTTATGGGAACCGATCAACTGGTAGGCTTTGACTACACGCCTGCTGCTAAATTGCTCTCGGCCACCGGATCAGGATTTAGTTGGACACCTCCCTCAGTAACGAGCCGTCCTCGTACGCTGATGGGTTCAACCCAGCTTGGTAAGTATACTCAAGGCCGTGCAGCACAAGACCTGCGACAGCTTACCGGCGGTAATCAAGTAAACTTTGACAGATACAAAGGACAGCTTGGAAATACAGGCAGTTACGGCGGAGGAATGTCTCGGTCCCAGCTTTTTGCTCGGATGAGACAACAAGATGGACAGGAACGGCAAGCGGCGGCGGCGACACAAGCAGCAGCAGATGCGGCAAAAGCAGTAGAAGATGCAGCAGCGGCAAAGGCGGCTGGATGTACCGTGAACCAAACATGGGATGCGGCCACGCAAATGTGTGTAAACAAGGTAAACACTAGTTGGACGAGCAGTTACTCAGGATACGGCGGCAACAATAGCGGTGGCGAATACACCACAGAAGGCGATGGCGGCTATGTAGCCCCAGATGACGACGAGTACTGGAATAGCGTAGGTTCAAGAAACTTAGGTCAAGCCGGGGGAGCACTCGTATTTGCTAGGGGTGGCCCTGTAAAAAAGTCTGAAGGGTTCGCGGAAGGCGGTTCTGCCTCTGCGGACCTTAAAGCCCTAAACCTACCTTCATTTCAGGAAAGGCTCCAACAGCCAATCATCAGTGCGGAGTTGCCACCTGCTGATAGATATGGCAACCCAATTAAAGAACAAACAATTACTGCGATGCCTTACAACCCGTCCTTACGGGATAATTTACGTGATGAGCTGATGGCCCTACACGGAGGCTACAGCGCCGACCCACTTACTAGGGCCACGGCCTTGAGACGAGTTGAAGCTGAGATGGAGGCGGCGGAGTGGACACCTCTTGTAGGTGAACTAGGGGATGTATCAGAGGCTAAAAAGGCGGTGGGAGAAGGTCGTTGGGGGGATGCCCTTATATACAGTACAGCGGGCCTATTGGGAACGACACCCGGTGTTGGTGATGTGGCATCTAAACCAGTAAGAGCATTGGCAGATTCTGGTGCTGTATCGCGCACTGCAAAAGAGGTGGGTGGAGTACTTGGAGACTTGCTTGATTCTGCGGGCAACCTCATACGTGGCGAAGCCACTGAGACGGGGCTTGAGTCAGTCACTAGGCTTGCCGATCAGACTGAAGCAGCCAAGATGCTTCAAGAGGCAGAAGAAGTGGCAAACGTATCGGGAGGTGTTTCCCCTACAACAGTTGCGCCCGAACTTGGCGAAGCAGCTAAAATGCTTGAGGAAGTGGATTCAATTCCTGTGGCTACAAGCAACTTATCTAGAGCCGAAAAAGCGACATTAAACAGGTCTGCGGGAAGAAACAAGAAGCTTAGAGCGGCGGCCAGTTTGGCTGGCGAAAACTTCAAGACAAATTATGCGGTAGATGATGGGTGGGTTCCAGTTGAGATAACAGGGGCTAAGTTTAAAAATGGTAACGCTACAGTACTTGCTAAAAAAATCCCATACGCTTTCCAAAAACCCCCTGAAGGGGTGACTGTTGAAGAGTGGTCGAAGCAGCTATCCACTGGCTTGGTCACTGACGTTGAGAACATTATCCAACGGGCGAAGAACGGCGACCAAGCTGCAATAGACATTATTGCTCAAGCCAATTGGTATCGCACTATGCGTGACCAACTCCGGGCGGAGTTTGGTGGAATGGGTGACGTGTTTGCAGACGTGATTGGGGCAACTAGCGCGCAGACAAATGTTGAACAGAACTTTAATAACTCCATTGATATCATGCGTAAGTATAGTCGAGGCGACTACGATCTAGAACTTGAAGCCTTCGAGCGCCGCATGGATCAAGGTTTGCGAATAGATGGTAAAACCTTAATTCAGATGCATAATGCGGGCGAGTTCCCGTTGATAACTAAAGACTCAGGGGCAATGTTTAACTCGAACAGTCCTGCCGCAATGGGCGCGTTATTAGACATTTTTAGAAATATAAAAGCAGGCAAGTCACCGAAGACACCTAACTTCACAGGCAATTTAATAGGTCTGACCAATGAAGCTACGATAGATGTATGGGCGGCTCGCAGATTGCGTGATTTAGCGGGACTCCCCCGTATTCCTCCTTCTGCAGAACAGGGTGTGACAGGCTCTCACCTAGTAGGGTCCACATTAGAAAACCCTCGTGTGGGCCAAGAGTTCGGCTTTGGTCAGCAGGTCTTCCGAGGGGCGGCAAACGAATTAAATAAAAGCGGAGCACTAAAAGAAGTTGCCCCTGACTTAGGTGATCTGGGACCAGACGACCTCCAAGCAGTAGTGTGGTTTATAGAAAAAGAGAACTGGGCAAAAAACGGTTGGACCACTAAGAGTGGTGAAGGCGGTTCTTTAGATTACGAGATGTCCTTTGCAGGGGCCCCTGATCAAGCAAGAGTAGGGGAATTGCGCCGAGGCATTAATAAAGGGTTTAAGACCCCTCCAAAAAGAAAAGCTGAAACAGAAGCTGCCTACGACCTTCGGGTAATAGACGCAAAAGAAGCCTATGATGTTGAGCGTAAGACCATGCAGGAGGAACTGGCTCAAGCACCTGTGGCATTGCAGAGATATCAGTTAGGTATTGCAGGAGAGCGCCCAAACCAGCCTATGAGCAACTATGGGCAAGCAGAGATAGCCGCAGAACTAGATGATGTTGTGCGTGGAGATCCCTCGGTAGTGGGCTATAACTTATCAAACACTTATGGCTCGTTTATGGGCGACACAGAAAGAGCATTAAATGCCGAGTTTGTGGTTCGTCAAGAATTTGATCCACAACCATTACGTCAACGCATGATAGAACAAGGTAAAGCATACGACCAAGACGCAGTGTTTATGTCAAGAGCGGTTCCTGACGGGACCGCTGGAAGCCGACCCGGCGTAGAGATATTCTTTAAACAAGCTATGACGCCAACTCAAATGGCTACAGTTGCCGAAAGACTCAGAACCTACGGGGTCGATGGGTTCACGTATGTAACTGATGCTAGGTTTGCAGACAAAGTTAACCGGCAGACTCGGACAGGCGATGCTGAAACAGGCGCATTGACAGGGATTAGGTTCCAGTACATACCTGAATTTGACGACTCTTTTGTCCCACAAAAAGCCGCAGAAAGCTACAAAAAGGCAGAAGACTTGTTCAGAAATGTAGTAAGGGATACAATAGCTGACGGGAATGTGTCTGATGCACGTTTAACTTACTATGATACTGAAGTTTATTTTAGGGACGGCTACGATGAGCACCTTAGCAGAGCAGTTAAAGAGAGAAATAGCGGAACAAGGTGAGGATTCGCCCCTAGTGCAAATGATCCGCAACCAAATAGCGGCGGAAAAGTCGGGACAAAGCTTTCAAGAGATGTATCTGACGGGGGCGTACAAAAAGCCAACACCCGCGAAATAACCCCTTTAAATAAACGTGTGTAGAATGACCGCAGATACATATAGGACACTAATATGCCCATAGATAAGGTTGTGAATCTAGCTCCCGTAACCAACATCATTGAGGTGGAGGATGAGCTGGAGCCGGATATTGAAATCATCCTTGAAGAGGACGGCGGCGCGGTTGTAGAAATCAACCCAGAAGAGGAAGAGGTAGAGTTCCATAGCAATCTTGCGGAAGTCATTGAAGACAATGAGTTAGGGCTTATTTCGTCGGACCTTTTGGCATTATTTGAAGCAGACAAAACTTCCCGTGGCGAATGGGAAGAGATGTACTCTAAAGGATTAGAGCTGTTGGGGCTTAAGATCGAAAATCGAACACAGCCTTTTCGGGGCGCTGCCGGTGCAGTTCACCCCATGCTTACCGAAGCCATTGTGCAGTTTCAAGCGCAAGCGTTTAAAGAGTTGATGCCCGCTGGTGGCCCTGTTAGAACGCAGACACTAGGAAAAGAAACACTCGATAAAGTCCAACAAGCCTCTCGTGTGCAGGACTTTATGAACTACCAGATCACTACGGTGATGAAGGAATACACACCGGAATTTGACCAACTTCTCTTTTACACGGGCTACGGCGGCTCTACTTTCAAAAAAGTCTACTACGACGAGCAGCTTGGCCGCATGGTCAGCCGCTTAGTCCTTCCTGATGACCTTTACATCCCTTATAACGGCTCAAGTGTTATCTCCGAGTGTCCGCGAATTACGCAGCGGATTGCGATGGACACTAATGAATTTAAAAAACGAGCCTTTGCAGGCGAATACCTTGATGTTGAGGTAGAGCCGCAGGACGACCCAACGGGCGGCAATCAGATTCGGGATGCTATCAATCGGGTAGTGGGCGTTTCTCAAAGTGGTGAGCCAGAAGAAATCTTTTTACTAGAATTTTGCGTGGATTTGAATCTTGATGGATTTGAAGACATGGACGAGTCTGAGAACGAGACGGGCATTAAGCTGCCCTATGTCGTTACGATTGCCGAAGCAAGCAGTAGAGTTGTTGGAATACGCCGCAACTGGCTAGAAGAAGATGAGCTTAAGAAAAGACGAGAATATTTTGTCCATTACGTGCTTGTCGAAGGGCCCGGAGCTTACGGATTAGGCTTTGTTCATCTTATTGGTGGCCTCTCTAAGACGGCAACCGCAGCTTTGCGTCAACTTCTTGACGCTGGAACACTTAATAATCTTCCTGCTGGATTTAAAGCAAAAGGCGCGCGTATTGCCGACGATGACAAGCCCATTCAACCGGGCGAGTGGCGGGATATTGACGCAGGCGGCGCAGAATTGACGGCATCTTTGATGCCATTACCCTATAAAGAGCCTTCGCAGACGCTTTATACCCTGATGGGCTTTGCCGTAGATGCCGGAAGGCGTCTTGCAAGCACAGCAGACATGCAAGTAGGCGATGGAAATCAGCAAGCAGCCGTGGGAACGACTATAGCGTTGCTTGAACGTGGCTCGATGGTCATGTCGGCCATCCATAAACGCCTCTATTACGCGCAAACACAAGAATTTGAGATGTTAGCGAAGGGTTTTGGGGAGTTTTTGCCTGACGAATACCCTTATGACGTGCCCGGAGCCTCTCGATCCATTAAAAAGTCAGACTTTGACCACATGGTCGCGGTTTTGCCTATTGCGGACCCCAATATCTTCTCAGCGGCTCAACGGATTACACTGGCGCAGACTCAGCTTGAACTGGCACAGAGCGCGCCACAGATGCACAACATGTATGAAGCCTATTATCGGGTGTATCAGGCTCTAAATGTGCGCGATATTGATGGAATTCTTAAAATCCAGACCAACCAGATGCCCAAAGACCCTGCAAGCGAGAACATTGAAGTGGCAGATGGCAAAGAACTTCAGGCTTTTGCCGGTCAGCAACACGACGCGCATATTTCTTCTCATTTAATGATGGGACTATCACCACTTATTCAAGCGAATCCGCTGGGTGCTTCTGAGCTACAGAAGCATATTATGCAGCATATACGCCTAAAAGCTGAAGAAGACACTGAAGCTACCTTATTTGAGCAGTACGGAAGTGACCCCGACGCTATGATTTCTGATCTGCAGCGGGAAGCCATGATAGCTATCAAAGTGGCCGAATACATGATAGAGATGAAAAGTACGCAAACAGAGCTTTCAGGCGAAGGCACTGGGGAAGACCCTGTAATAGCGCTTAAAGCGCAAGAGTTACAGCAACGTGCGGCGAACGATCAAGCAGAGATTGCTCTAAAAGAGCAGGGTATCCAAGTTGATCAAGCAAGAATCGCGCAAAACGCTCAAGGTAATGAGGCACGGATTGAGTCACAACAACAAATTGCACAGTTGCGTGCGGATGTGGCACGTGAAAGAATCAATACGCCAAGTAAACTTTAGGAGATAAATATGGCACGCTCAATGGCTCGTGATAAAAAAGTTCTACGCAACCTAGATGATGAAATTTACCGTATTGCCCCTAAAACCTACGCCAAAGGCGCGGAAGGAAAGGACGCACGCGAAGAATATGGACGAATTAACCGCGAAAAGCGTTTT